GCCGCCAACCCGATGATTGGCTCGTTGTTGCTGTCGTCGCCAACCGTGATATACGATCCCTTGGTGGGGGACATATTAACATTTTCGGGGTTGTTGGGGTCGGAAAACCACACCCGCTGCGTACGTGAGCCTCCCGCATCGTCAGGAACGGGCCTATTCGCGTACCACTGCCGTCCGGCGTATACTGCATGGTGCATTCCCGGTTTAACCAAGGAAGTGTTCATAACGGAAGTGGTGTAATCGGGGCTAGCATTAATAATGAAGTATTCTTCACCATTCATTGCTACAGTTGCGCCCGAACTTAGCGTCAAGGCGTAATTGTCTGTAGGCGTAGCAGATACAGTTCCGATAAAGGTGTAATCCGCGGCCTTGTAGAGCCTAGCGTTAACCACCACACCTTCGTCCAGGAAAGCCGTGTCCGCGCCAGTAACGGATGTTGCGCCAGAGGCTACGTTAATAACTCCTGAAGCAATGCGGGGGTTGAAACCCCGTACAGTCTGAATGGTGTACGCAGCTGCCGAAATAGCAATTGCAGCAGGCTGTTCCAAAGTAATCTGTGTGTTGCTATCAACAGAAAAAACTACCCCAATGAGGTTGTTAGCGTTGTTAAGAACAAACATCCCTGGAGATACATTAGCTGACCAGGACGTGCCCGAGCCAGTAACAGTTTTGCTCCCCACTGTTGAAGTAGCAGTTCCAGTTTGGTATGGCCCGTGCTGTCCACCCCTCCACATAAACATACTAGTACTACTAGAACTACCAGTTGTAAAAGTAAAGCCGTCTGAGACACCGAAAAGATAGCCCCCGCCCAGCATAGGCTTTGCATCAAAGTTTGGGTTGACGAAAGCGCTAACAAAACTCGGCCCCACATCGAACGACCGAGTAATACTTGTTAGATCCGCAGAAAACACTGCAAACTCGATAGCTGTATGTGCTCTTATAGCCACTGAAACTCGATCTCCCGCGGGATTCAAGGTAGTAGCAAATCCCATAGGGCGGTCTGCCTTGTTGTACACTACGGAGTCCGGGGTGGCTATTGGCCCCCTTCTATTAAGAAGTGGTGGTTCGTTAACCCAGGCATCTTGGATGTATCTAGCCCTATTGTCTGCAATCGCGTCAATAGAGCTAGTCCAGTCCATGCCTCCAATTGCGCCCCTAATAGGCTCGATACTGTACGACGGCTTACTAGGCATTAGTAGATATCGCCATCCCAATCATCAGACGAATAAACGTCCTGGATGGTTTCAGTTTCGTCGTAGTTCTTGTACCAGAGGTCGTCTCTGATCTTGGCGTACCGCTGCTCGTACTGTGCGCGATAGTCCGCTGCCAGAGCAGTATCATCTTCGCCTGTGGCTGCTTTCTCAAGCGCCAGATGGATTAGAATACGATGATGCTTTGCTGGGAAGATAGGAGCATCGCTTCCCGCCAGATCCGGCTCGTTCTGTAGGTAATCGATGACATATGCAATTCCCGTGGGTGCAGGATAGATGTAGTAGTTGTTACCCACTGTGTAGTAGAACAGCCCGTTACCAGTTTTCCCCAGTTCTTTCGGGTAGCCTGTAGTAAGCTGGTCTCTGCGGACAGGGCGTAGCTTCCATCCGTTCGTGGTATCCACAATAGTAATTACAGATCGTATGTCCGTTGGGTCTGTGATCTGTCCTGTTACCCCGTCTACGGTTACGCTTGAATCGGTCTTTTCCAAAAAGGGCCATGGCTCGCTCCCGCAGAATTCGTGATAGGCGTCGTTGATGTACTCCAGGAGAGTGGCATCGGTGAGGTTGTCGTATCCGATATCCTTAATTTCCTGCATCATTGCGCTCGCCAACACGATATCCCCGCCTCCTTCCCACATTCTGGAAAAACACCTTTTTGACCGGACTCTGACCCATATAGCGCAGAGCGTGTTCGGCCCGCTCCGCCGCCTCCTGGGTCTCTTCGTCGTACTTCTCTTCTCGCTCCTTACGGAGCTTCTCATTAGCCTCGTTAAGGTTCTTGAGTAGCTGGTCTCCGTGGCGAAGACTATCAGTTTCCCACAGGCGCTTCTTCACCTGTTCCGGCGATGGGATGTTGTCCCGGCCGAAGCCTAGAACAATAGCCACAGGATTGCCCTCAATGAAATAGGGGGCATACTCGTAGTCACGTGGAAGCTTAATAAACACGCACCAATCCCGATGGACAGGGTTATAGCCGAAGTTAAGTCTTTCATCGTATTCCCGTGCTGCTTCATCGGCACGCATGGCAGCGACATTGACTAGCCCCCTTCCTGGAACCAGGATCTCGACCGGTGCCTGAACTCCGTTCTCCATGTGTCTCCTTAGTAGTTAAGTGGGGGACCAATGATGATCCCCCACTCTTTTCGTCGGTCTTAGAAGCCCACGACCTGATCGGTCGTAAGGAGCATCTGCACGTTTCGACGGCTAGCGCCGAGGTTGATATACCTCGTAAGCACTGCCTTCCACGCGTCATAGGAAGCATCCCACTTAAGCGTAGAGTTGTCCTGATCCAGGAAGTGCCAGTCACGATTGGTGAAGACCTTGATGAACCGCTCGTCCAACAGATGGATCGCATTGAACGGGCAATCAATGTCCGCAATCAGCGGCTTGCCCATGAAGTCCAAGGTCTGGAAGCCAGACTCAAACTTCATCGGATCATTGAACCTACGCAGAGTAAGCAGGGAGTTCCAGAAGACACGCTGGTTAGCAAAGCCCGTGACGATGGCGGAAACCTCTCCACCAGCAACCCGAACCTTGTTGAACCCACGCATAAGGCGGTCTTCCGTAATGGCCGTTCCCGCCGTGTCCCTCTGGTTGTCCCAGTACGCGCTAGTCGAAGCATTGATCCCACCGAAAGTGTTGGCTGCGGAGCCGTTAAGCTGCCCCAGACCAGACATTTCGTAGGTACCGTTGGCGAAGTTCGATCCCTGACGTGTCAGAATCTCGCCTGCGGAGGTAGTAACCGCGGCACCATCGATGGTAACCGATGGAGTAGCCGAGTTAACTGCCGTCACGTTGCGAGTCGTGAAACGCGTCTGCGGGGATGCGACTGTCCCGCCGTCCACAACCTGACCCACGTAAATCCAACCGTGAGCGATTGCCTGGTCCATGGGGTTGGCACCCGTGGTCTGACCAACAAGAACGTTCACCGACGCGTTCGCAGCAAAGGTGGCGATGATGCCGTCACCGTTGGCGTAAAGCTGCCGGGAAGTATCCTTCTTGAGGTCATTGCGGATACCATCCAACTCAGACTTGAGAGCCTGGACGAAAGATCCAGCCTCGGAAGCCGTAAGCTCGATGGACGGGCCAGAGACCCGCACAACGCCATAGAGGTACTTGAGGGTGTACACAGCGCGGTCGTACGCCTGTGCCGTTGCTTCTGGCAGCTGGACATACTCACCGCGTGCTCCAATGCCTCCTGACCGACCAGTGTGGAGAGGTACAATAGCCTGCCGTCCGCTGATCTCCTGGTCGCGAGCTTCAAGACGCTGCAGAAGCAGAATCTCGTTGTTCAGCTGCTCGACAACCGGAGGCAGAAAGAAGTCTTTGAGTACCTTGTCCAGAATGGTAATTGAAGTTCCACCAGTACTGGGCATTACTCACTCCTTATTGGTCAGTAAGAGGAAACTAGCTCAGTTCGTCTGCCTGAACCTCGGCCAGATAACGATTCACAATCTTCTCTAGCCTTGGATCATTCAAGTCGGAGATTCTCTCCTGCTCGTCAGACGAAGCTGTTGCAGGAAGGTCCGTGACGTTCGCCACCTTGCCCTTGCGGTCAATGTAGTTCCCGATAGTCCGCTGCTGAATGGTGTTATAAACCTCGGCCGCCGCCAACAGATCTGCGTTGGTTGCATACGCGAGTTTCATAATGTCTTCCATGTCATCATCGGTGTAGTCGGGATTGTTACGAATAACCTCAGCCTCCTGGCGATCCAGTTCGGCCTTTAGGTAAAGTTGGTATTCACGCTCTTCCCGCTCGGCCATAGCCTGCTCCAGCTGATTGAACTTTTGTTCAAGTTGGCTGTAGCGAGGATCTGACTCGTCAACTCCGAAATCATCCTGAGCCTCTGCAACTCCCTCCGCCGCCATCTGACTGGCTTCCTCAAGAGGAATACCGCGTTCTGTCAGAGCGTCACGAAGGTCCATATACAGAGCCTTAGCATTGTCCGGGTTCTCAAGACCAGCAATCCATTCAAGTGCCTGGGTTGCGGTCTCAACTCCCCCGTACTGTTCCAGAGCCTCAAACTGCCGTCCCTGTTCCGCCAGTTCCTGTTTGGTCCTGGTGTAATCCCCCTGCATTGACTTGTAATAGGGGAGTAGTTCGGGCGGCAATTCGTTTGGATCAAGCCTCTGCAGAAAGGAATCCTCTTCGGTTGTTCCCTCGTCAGTAGCCGTCTCCGAGCTAGTGTCCGCTTGCTCACTGGCAGTATCCCCGGAACGTTCCCTAGCGACCTCTGCCTGGGCTTCGCGAAAATCCCTGGACTGTGAGGAATCAAGGCCGTCTTCCGCTGCTGCTGCCTGGAGTGCTTCTACCGCTTCTTGTTCTGTCATTTGTTCAGACAAAGTTCTAGCCTCCCGTCTTGGCCTGAAGTTCCCTAATTGGGATTATTTCATCCTCGACTTCGTTGATATCGTCTTCACGCTGAGCCGCATCTCGCATTGTCTCAGCAATGTATCCACCCAACACCTCGCGTAGTTCGCTGGCGTCAGGCAGTTTCTGTACGGTCTCATGGCGAGACGTGGCTAGACCCTTGCCTAGCCGGATTTTATCTTCCAGCACACCAACAACAGTGATCAGCTTTTCGGATTTCAGATCACCGCTCCTGATGGCCTTTTCCAGTTCCGCCAGCGCAAGGTCTCGGACGCGCGTAGCATCCTCGACAAAATCCGACGCAAACTGTTCAGCGTACTCCAGAATTTCAATGGGTACACCGTCTTTCTCCCAGGACTTCTTCCAATCTCGGAGAGTAGCCTCGGGAATTCCTGTGTCTCTTGAGGAACGAAGAACATTGCCAGCATTGACTTGGAGGGCTAGGTGGCCTTTGGCCTTGTCTTCGTCCGTATAACGATTTTTAGCCATTAGCTGGGAGCATCCCTTTCTATCTTTCCTCGTTTACCGGCCCACCGTTTCTTCATTCTTGCACGCTTGGCGTCAATAGCTTTCTCACGTGCTTCAACCTGCTTGTCGTAAGTGGTTGACGGTCTTGTTTGAGTATGAAGTGCACCAGTGCGATCGCGGTACCTATAGGCGCTTCTTTCGCCCTTTTTGGGGCGCAGATCGGTTACTTGGCCTGTGTCTAGTTTCTTACCCGGTACAAACCTCATTGTTTGGCCGGTCCCTTCTTGGCCTGCGCCAGTTTAACCTTGTGCAACTCTTCAGACTGTCTCATTTTCTGCTGGTGTGCTTGTTCCTTGCGTATCTGATCCGACACATGCGCGTCGGCTGAATTGATCGTCTCCGTCATAGCCGCGTTAGCCTGCTCTTCAGGAGTCAAAGGGTCATTTCCAGCGGAGTCGGCGTCTGCCTTGTCCATGCTGTCTGTGACCCAGGTCTCAAGCGGTGGTTCCGCCATGACCTCTGGGGTGATACCCTGGTTGCCCAACCTGCTAAGAATCTCAGCTGCGCCCGTAGGCCCGATGGTGCCCTTCAGCTGGAGCGTAGACTTGACGCCCTCACCTGGAGGCTGCTCGCTCTGCAGCTTCTCATTGGTCTTCTGCCAATGGATCTGGAACCGCTGCTGCGCCTCGGGATCAAGAGCCTCGTACTCCACAGACTTCATAAACAGGCCGTGAGTGTCTGCATGAGCAGAACTGTTCTCGAAAGGAAGCGGGCTGTATGCAGCCTCTTCGATGAAGTCCATGACTTCCATTTCGTCGGTGAAAGCCTGTCCGGTCTGTGGATTCATGCCTGTAGCCGCCTGCTGGATGGCGTTCTGAGCGGCCTGGGGATTGATAGGAATTCCTCTAATGAGCTTGTCGTGCTCTCGATACGCCATATCCTCGTCCGCTTGGAACATTTTTGCGATACCTTTGAGGTCAGCAATATCCAAATGCTTCCAGGCTTGATCAGGCTTAATAACGCCCATTTCCACATAACTCTGGATTCTGGCTTGTCTACCCGCTCTAGTCCTGGGCAGCCCCGAACCAGCTTCGACCGCCACAGAGATTCCACCGGCAATATCAGCCTGGGTAAACTTCTGGACTTGAACTGATCCACCACTCCCCCGAATCTTGAGCAACCTAGGCTCGATGTAGTATTCCTGGGCTAGCGTAAGCATCAGCTGACCTGCACGCGCGAGGCAGTGCTCGATCAGCTTGATAGTCGGAGCCAAACGATCTGTAGCCATTTCCTGGAGCAGATCGATAGCTACTCCGGCCTCAACGTTCGGAGGCACCGTCCCTTCTGTAACTTCCTGGAGGGAGAACACGTCTCGCAATCTGGCGGTGACGTCTTTGAGGTGCTCAAAAACATACGGCGGCATCGCGGGCAGCTTCTCAATCTCAGGTCGCATTCCTGCAATCGGCGTGAACTGGTACACTGCACCGGCTTCATTGGTAATCCTTTGTCTGACTGATCCAACAGGTGCCCATACACGGGGCTTGATTGTGAGGTTCTTGTACTCTACAATCTGGGAGATTGTCTTGTTAAGCTCCTTCTGCATCGGAATAGCGTGCTCGACAACAGAAGAGTCCATGATGCTGCCGGGAACTCGCATTCCGGGGAACTTGACAAGAGGAAGTTCGTTAGTAGGGTAAGGCCATGGTCCGTCTTCAAGGATCGTCGGGGTATTGTTGGTCCACACCACATACCGGCCCTTCGGTAGGGACGGCTGCGGGAGGAAATAGCCCACATAGACCTTCTTAAGTGTCGGTGAAGGGCTGTCAGAAGAACCAATGAAAGGAAGTCGAACATCGGCGTCGGCTGGTGATGCATCCGGCTTAAATCCTTTCTTCCCCCAACGGGCCTCGATCTCGTCCATCGACAAACTGTGTACGCAGATAGCGTACTTACAATCCGTAAACGTATTAGCTGATGGGTCGAGATATACGTCGAATGGCGACATAGCCTCGATCCTGATATCCCCAAGATAGACCGTCTGCTCGGGTACCTCTTGCTGCATCTGCTGGGCCTGAGCACGAATCTGCTCAGCTTTAGCATCGTCAACAACGGGCTGGCCTGTCTCGGGGTCAATGACGAACTTCAGAGCTTTGCTGGCAAGCGGGTCCCAGGTGATCTTCCAGTAGCCCTGGCCCGCAATAATCCCCCAAAGGAGAGCCTCGCCCAATAGGTCTTCCTGTGCAAACTCGTCCCACCAGTACTCCATGAGGGACTCGGCCATCTGCGCTGCCTTAACATCGGCGTCAGAAGACGATCCTGGGGAGGCGGTGATTACCGGCTTGGTCTTGGTATACTTGGACAGCAGCGATTGTGCACCAGACATAATCTGGTTAGAAGTGATGCGGACACGATGCCGGGGCTTCTCCCCTTCATCAGTGCCATAGCTAACAATGCGCCCCAGGTTCGGGTCAATGTAGCTCCACTGCTTGCCCTTGTAGAAAGCAAGATTCAAGCGCCACTGGCGCTCTAGTGTCTGCCTCCCACCCTTGAGTTCGTCAAACTTCTTCTGAAGTTTTTGAGCGGTGTCAAGACGGGCGATGCTGGTAGTGCTTGTGTCTTGCTGTTCAGCACCGGCCAAATCTTGCCTCCTTAGGAGTTACGGAACGTTTTGAGTGCTTCCTGGTAGGCATCCGGTGTGAGAATGCCCTGGTCGCGAAGGAACTCCAGTTCCTCTTCATCCTCGCTCATATGGAGCGGACGACTCTCCCAGTCTGGCGCAGGAGCTTTAGCTTCTTGTGCTGCCTGCTCTTCCAAATCTTTAATAACCTCACGCGCACGCGCGAGTCCGTCGCTGTAGTCGTCTTGCAGTTTCTGAAACGACTTAATCAGTTCGGTGTGGAGTGCTAGAAGCTTGTCTCGTTCATCGAGTTTAGCCTCCAGCACCCCCACCTTAACCGTTAAGTCAGAGAGTTGGTTAACTAGAAACTCTCTGTCTTTATTGGAGAGCATTAGTCCGACTTCTTCTCGTTCTGCTTGTCGGCATCCTCCATGAACTCCTTGATCCGCTTAACCTGCTCCAGATCCTGCCCACGCGTGGGTGGAACCCCAGGCGGTAGCGCACGAATCTTCTCTTCGGTCTCAGCGTCCACTAGCACGAAACGGGCATCGCGAGGATCGACTTCGAGCTTACCGTAGATATGCTCAAACTCTTCGCGCTCCGTACCGTAGACGGCAACCCGACGCTTCTCTCCCTTAGGAGTTGCTTTCGACTTTGGCTCTTCGGACTTTGACTCGTCCGACTTCTTCGCCTCCGCCTTCGGTGCTGACTTCTTCTCGTCCGGCACTGTTGTCTTCCTCCTTGTGTGTGGCTCGTTCAATCAACGGCATGAGCTTCAGTAGCTCTGCAGTTAGCTTAGTGTTTGCTTCCACTTCTGCTTCGCTTAGAGCCGCTGCTCGCTCTTCCTTGATGTATCCCGAGACAACAGCGATCTCTCTTGCACAGCTTTCACAGACATACTTCCGCCCCTCTAGGGGGTGTGGTCCTGCGAAAAGGTGCAAATCTCGTTTTGTATCGATTGCTTTCTCACGAGGATGATCGATGGAACCCTCACAAATTGTGCAGTATCCGCCGCCATCCAAACGAAAGTCTTTTCCGACAATTTCCACTAGAAATCCTCCCCGAACTCCGGGTCAAACGACTGTCGGCGGTGCGATAGATCCCCGCCTGGAATCGAACGACGCGCTAGTTCGTTGATATCTCCCGATGGTCTATCGGGATTGAACTCTCTGGTTGGATGTTGCGGTATCAATGAACCTGCCAACTCTAGTGCGATCTGCACTGCATCCAAACAGTCGTCTTCTGCGTTCTTCAAGGTGGTGTCGTAATCGATCCACTCACCAATGAAGTCTCGGTGATCCCGGCGAATCTTGACCTTTCCGATTCGGAAAAGTGGCGACATACGCATGATGCGCTCAGCTTTCTTTCCTTCGGAGCGGACTTCAACTGCCGGGATGATTGGCCCTAGCTGTAGGACCTGTTGGGACAGCGCGGCCTGGAACGCATTGCTTTCGATACCGATGATTTCCAGTCCCTTGTCCCGCCATTGCGCGTACCAGTTAATGATCTTAGATACCTGCTCAGGAAATGGGATGCGGTCCACATATTGGTCAATGAGGTAAACTTGTCCCCCATCCGATACTCCGATAATTGCCATTGCGAATCTGTCAGCACGGTCTGAGAGACTGATGGCGGGGTCCACTCCCATGAAAAGTCGTAGCTTCCACTTCTTTGTCTGGGGATCGCGCGGTATATCATCCCATTCATAGTACTGCAGCCAGTCCCCTTGAAGCTCTTTCCCTGCCATACTATCGAAAGAGGCTTTAAACTCTTGTTTGAAGAGAAGTGGGTGGTAATCGCGTTTAACAATTTCCCACTCTTCTTTAGGAAAGTAGGGATTCTGGATCGACCAGTACTCCACGTAACCGTTAGCCCCGGTAAGTTTAGCGTTGTCATTAAAGAACTCCCTGTAAAACCAATTCTTACCATGCGGGGTCGTTGTGGTGATAACAATGCCGCTCTTGTCTGAAAGTGCTGGACGGGCCACTACCCACGCCTCTTCATTGTCAATGAAAGCTGCCTCGTCAATCCACAGAATGTCCAGACCTGCGCCTCGGAGGGTCTGAGGATCGTCCGCTGTCTTGAACTCAATTAGGGAGCCGTCGTTGAACTCAAAGAACTTCTCACCGATGTTGCGCTTGTAGTCTACTCCGAGTTCTAGTTTAGCTTCCCGCAGGCAATTCTCGAAAGTCCGCCATGCCGTACGGCCAATCGGGTAGTCTTTAGTAAGTACCCAGATATGGAGCGGTGCGTCACTTTCCGTGTTGTGGGCGTCGAGGTGGAACTGAGCAGGATGAAGGGCATAAAAGAGCACTTCCCATGCAGCGGAGAGTGTTTTCCCTCCACGTCTTCCAGCAACCAAATGTCGGAATCTAACCATTTTATCGGCGAACCGCATGGTGTGAAAGAGCATTTGACGGTAGTGTGGTACGTAGCCCTTGCTGAGGAACCAGTAAAGCTTGTAAGCAAATGGAGTAATGCGAGCAGCGAATTGTTCATCCGATAGCTTCCTATCCTCGGGCTTAAAGGCGTTACCACCTACTGCATCTACAATTACATCTTCCATATTAATAGTACCCCCGCTTACCAAAGAAGAACTTTGCTCCGCGACGGACTACTGAACCCCCAGCAGCTATAAAGGTGCCAACCAAAGAAGCTGTGGTAGTAACTGTAGCTGTTAGGCGGACCGGGATAGTCTTGTTAACTATCGCCAAGGTTGTTGATATAGCCTGCAAGGTCTTGTTAATCTGGCGCTGCATTGCCGCCGTCGTCGTTGCTGTGGCGGTCAATGCCTTGTTCACCTGCCTCTGCATGGACGCAGTAGTGGTGACCGTGGCCGTCAGCGCCTTTTGGAATACAGAACCCGTCACCATTGAAGCAGTAGAGGAAACAGTGGCCGTGAGCGACTTGTTAACCTGTTTGGTTACGCTAGCCGCAGTTGTCGCGGTAGCCGTAAGAGACTTACTGACAAGTCGCTGGATGCTGGCCGTTGTAGTAGAAGTTGCCGTGAGCGCCTTGTTTACTTGCTTCTGAATAGAGGCGGTAGTAGTGACAGTGGCTGTTAGCGCCTTCTGGAAAACCGTACCAGTGATCATCGAAGCTGTAGTGGTGACGGTAGCTGTTAGCTTCTTGTTCACTTGCTTTTGGACGGTAGCGAGCGTGGTGACTGTTCCTGTAAGAAACTTGTTTACCTGCTTCTGAATACTCGCCGTTGTTGTTGCTGTAGCAGTGAGAACCTTGTTGGCCTGCTTTTGGACACTGGCCGTAGTGGTGGCCGTGGTCGCGAGAACCTTGTTGGCTTGTTTCTGAATACTGGCGGTTGTGGTAGCGGTGGCAGTAACAAGTTTGTTCACCTGTTTCTGGATACTGGCTGAAGTAGTCGAAGTAGCCGTTACAAGTTTGTTCACCTGTTTCTGGATAGAAGCAGAGGTGGTGGCTGTTGCCGTCATGCTCACCTGGAAAATTGAGGTGGTGGCTTGTGGAAATGGCTTGCTAACTTGCCGGAAGTTGTGCCGAAGAGCCATAGGCCCGACGTTGGGGTTTGGGATTCTCGTAGGAAAAGCATACGGAATTACGGTTCCGTCCGAAGAGATCAGGAGTTGATACCCAATCCAGTTCAGAGTACCTGCAAACCCGGTAGCATTGCCTGTGTTAAGGCCTGATCCGGCGCTTCCGGTAGAAAGAACAGACGAAAGCTCGGCAACAACGTGCCCTGTAGTGGCCGAAACCCGGCCGGTATCAAACCGCTCAGTGAACGTCGTTGGCGGATTCGTCCAGTTGTTCGTCGCCGCCCCAGATGTATCAGTTCCCGCCTGCGCCAGATGCACAACGCGCATATCGCCGTTTACTGCGCCTGTATTGGCTGGGAAGGTCTCACTGGCAGTAGTGCCCGTGTTAGCCTGGGCATCGCGGAATACTGATCCGACGCCCGGTGTAGCGATAGCAAGCGTATTACTGACCCCGGACCACGCGGTAACAACGCAATGAACAACTCCGCCCGCGCTATGCGTTAGCGTTGGTGCCGCCTCAGACCCGTTATCGCGCTTAGCGAAGAT